TTAATCCGACCACTTCTTGAAGTTTTCGGCTTGTTCAAGTACTCGTTCGAATACTTCCTCATCCCACTCGGGCGGATAACCGTTTTTATATAGCAACACGGTCAAATCCATGTTGAGCTGGTTCTTTATATCATCGCGCGTCGACCAATCGGCAAACTGTGCTTTGTCATCAACCAGTATTTTTATTTCTCTGGCAAGGACAAGACACTTTTCATCAGCGTATGGAAATCCATTGTCATCTCGCACTTTTACAAGGATGTCATAAAACGCCTTTTCCTCATAGGTGATACCCAACGCCTCAAATGAAGTTCTGTCGGTTTGGAGGTCTTTAAATATTTTTATCAACTCATCCGAAAGCCCGTTGATAAATTCAGCGACCACCTCGCTCGTGAAAACGAGTTTATCTCTATCGTTATAACTGTCCACAACGGCCTTCAACCGTTTATCAAATTCAATTGCTTTTACCTTGTTTACGTGGCTGTAGCCGGATATTGTTTTCCGTAGCAATTTCAAAAGGGCATTGAATTTTGAAATAGGCAGATTGATTTCATCAAGCTGCTTCATAAAATCTTCGCTGAACAAGTCTTCGGGTTTACCCGCATTAACGATGTTTTCGATACCCGTGCAGGAGATAGCTTCCTGTACCATCTTTTCGACCACGCGGTTCATTACTTCAGCGTCCGGCGCATCGCCTTTCGTCTGCTTATAAATGATAGAACGGATGGCAAGATAAAACTGGGCCTTTGCCGTTTCAACGTCTGTCAGTTCACCGGACGGAAAGCAAATCTCATACGCCGCTTTCATTTTGCGGGAAAGGCTCATGAAACGGCTTTCCATTTCCTTGCTGATTTGCACATACTCTGCGGCGGCATCTAAGCACATCAAGCGTTCCAATGGTTCGCCGGTGTGGAACTTTGTAGCATCAAAATCGTGGAGTAATTCATCCAGTAATTTCAAATGGTTACGGAATACGGCAAGGGAAATCTTAATCTCATCAATCGGGCTTTCCAGAGGACTTCCATATTTCTTTACAGCTTCAAGCATATCTTGCTTGATTCCGATATAGTCAACCACCAGCCCCATATCTTTGCCGTCAAACACACGGTTAACACGGGATATGGTTTGAATCAAAGTGTGTTTTTGTAGTGGCTTGTCTATATACATAACCGCTAACGACGGAACGTCAAAGCCGGTAATCCACATATCAACCACTATTGCAATTTTGAAGTTGGAGTTATTATTTTTAAATTGTCTATCAAGCATCTGCCTGTAGTCTTTTGTGCCGCATAGGTCAAACAACTCTTGTTCGTCGTTTTCGCCTTGGGTAGCCACAAGTTTAATTTTGGCAAGAGGCACGAGTTTTTCCAATTCTGCTTTTGTGAGCGCCGCTTCATTTTCGGTTCTAATCGGCTTATCCCAATCAGGACGAAGTGATATAACCGCCTTTAACAAGCGAAAAGCAAGCGTTCTGTCAGCACATACAATCATCGCCTTTTGGACGATTTTAGGCTTTTGTGCCGTCAACGCTTCGTAGTGGGTGACGATGTCTAACGCCAGTTTCTTTATCCTTTCCGGGTGACCGAGGACTTGACGCATCTGACTCATGGCTTTTTTACTCTCCTCGACTTGTTCGGGGTTAGAGCCTTCATCAGTGCATTTGTCGTAGTATTTTTGTATTTCCCGGGCTTGTTCATCGGAGAGAATAACTCTCGCCAAGCGCGGCTCATAAGCGATACGAACGGTGATTCCGTCGTCGCTTGATTCTTTCATTGTGTAGCTGTCCACGACTTCACCGAACACGGCTATGGTCTCGTCAATCGGTGTTCCCGTAAAACCGCAATAAGTGGCTTGGGGGAAACTGTCGCGTAGATATTTGGCGAACCCGAAAGTAGTAAAAACGCCTTTATCGGTTCTCTTTAATTTCGAGCCTACGCCGGTTTGTGTTCTGTGTGCTTCGTCAGAAATACAAATGATGTTTTCTCGGTTGGAAAGTAATCCTGTAGATTCGCAAAATTTTTGAATCGTCGTCAGGAACACGCCGCCGCTTTCCGCTCCTGTTACACTATAGTCAACAGGCTCCTCCGCAACCCTTGCGAACTCGGATATTTCTACCCCTAATGCTTTTTGCAAGTCACTTCGGCTTTCGATGCTCCGCACGTTATTTTCATGCAGATACCGTTTTGACGAGACGAACAACTCCGAGGTCTGTCTATCCAAATCCTCACGGTCGGTAATAATGACCATTGTCGGATTCCTAAAGGTATCCCTGTCACGCAGGGCAAGTAGGCGGGAAAGAAACAGCATCGTGTAGGTTTTACCGCAACCGGTCGCTCCGAAGTATGTTCCGCCTTTACCATCGCCATTTGGTTTTAGATGATCTTTTATGTTTTTAAACATCTTTTGTGCCGCAAAGAACTGCGGATAGCGGGCAACAATAGCGATTACCTTTGTGGCATCATCCGGGTAATAGACGAAATCTCGCAAAATGGCAACGACACGTTCTTGAGAAAACGCACCTTTTATCATCGTAAGCATGGCGGCGATGCCGTTGCTGACCTTTTCCGTTTCGTTGATTTTATTCCATGCGTAGTAATATTCATACGGCGTAAAAATACTGCCCATTTTCGTGTTTGCACCGTCACTTATGACAGACAAAAAGCAATATTTCATCAGTTTAGGGATGTCGCGGCTATAGCGGATTGTTATCTGCTCCCAAGCATCGTAGATGGTCGTGTTTTCTTTGATGGCGGATTTGAACTCAAAAACCGCCACAGGAATGCCGTTTATAAACAACAACAAATCCGGGCGACGCAAGCGGTCACCTTGTACTGAAAACTGGTTGACCACTTTGAACACGTTTTTAACCGGCTCTTCAAAATTTATATAGTTGATATGTAGGGCAATTTTACCGGGGTCGTCACGCACTAAATCAAATCCCTCGTTCACCAAAAGAAACGTCTCACGGTTACCGATGTATAGCGGTGCGGACGGTATGTTTTCAAGTCGGCTGATGACTTTTTTCGTTTCAGCCGCTGTGAGGTCTGGATAGTGGTTAGCAAGGTATGCTTGCAAATCATCCTTCAATAATATTTCATCAAAGCCACGGTGGATGGTTTCACCGTGGACATGCTTGTAGTCCTGTTCTTGAAACAGGCTGATTATAGCTTCTTCGAGCTGGGCTTCTGTAAACTGCCCCCGTATAAAACTCAAGTCCACGGTTTCCCCCTCCAATTCTATGCACTCGCTTCTTCGAGCGAACCTTTTATCAGTATCGGGCAGAGTTCTTTTAACATATTGCCCACGGTCGTTATATTTTTCATTATTAATTGACGGGCGTTATAAAAGTTTACCACCGCTTGCTGTTTTTCCAATGATGGCAACGGAATCTCAATTTCATAAAACCGTGCTAACTCCAAACTTGCTCGAATACTGCTGTCGCTGATGAACCAACCATAACGATCGCTTTCGCTACGACTAAACCAAAGCATGATATATTCGGCGAGCGCTTCATATTCTGACTCAGCTTTCACTTGCAAAACAGAATACGCAGGTGAAATAATAACAGGCTCATTCTCGTGGAACAAAGCAATGCGAATGCACTCATCACGACCAGTTTGCATAGCGGAGTAGGCAAACTGATTTTTTCTGATTACTTTGTATTTTGTCAAATCTGTTGTACTGAGGTTCGCAACGGAAGGCATGAATTCTTTGTTGATATTGATACCTTGCACATTTGAAATCGCATTGTCTCGGTTGCGGGTATCAATTTCTTCAAGCAGTCGACCAACAGCCACACGCGGAGCAGTGTGTTTAAACTCTTCGATGCTTGCCGCTATCGCCATATTCAAATCCTCCAGACCGCTTTCATAGGCACGTTGGTTGGCAAGCATGGCATTGTAGACAGCGACAACTTTTCGTTGAATCTCAAGTGGTGGAATCTTTATAGGAACGTCGCACATTTCCTCCCAGTTAAAGAACTCTGTGGCGCTTCCCCAAGAATCCCAACGAGCATATCGGTCAAATTCAGGACGTCGAAAAAAGATATTCAAGTAATCAGGCAATAAAACCGTTTCATCCTTTATGCGAAAAACAACATAATCTTCGGTAACTATAAATGTTGTTCCAATATTGTTATATCCAAGGCCAAGCTTATCTCCCATTCGTGTTGTACGGCGATTGAAGACAAACTCATTTGGTTCCACTATTTGAAATCGGACAAAAGAACGTTCGGATATGTTGGCTTTCGTTGCTTGAATTTCTTTCGCGTTTGAAATGCCACGCACATCATCAAAACCGTACTTCAACTCTGAATTACGGCGTTCAGCACGTTCAATATATAAACCGAGTTTAGTCAATTCCATAACCAATCCCCCTAAAAGCCTCCTCGAGCATCGCTTGTGATTCCTTCTCAGCTTTTAACACCTCGCGCATCTCGCCTTGAATTCGTGCCATTTCGGAAGCGTAGTCGATTTCCAAGTCATGGTCAATGAACTCGATGTATTTACTCGGCGCAAGAGAATATCTTTGCGCTGCGATTTCAGCTTTGGTCGCCGAGCAACAGAGTTCCGGTACCGCTTCAAAGTTCTCGTTTGTTTGCCAGTCGGTGTATATCTTTTTAATAGCGTCAATCTGTTCATCGGAAAATTGAATATATTTCTTTTCGTATATATTTTCATTCCAACGGCGTAGGTCAACAAAAAGAACCTCATCTTGTCGGTTACGAAGCTGTCGCCCGTTCAATGAGCGGGCTTTTTTGTTGTTGTTCAAAATCCAAAGCGTAACTGAAATATCCGTGGAATAGAACATCTCACGGGGCAGAACGATAATCGCTTCTACTTTGTCGTTCTCGATCAATTCACGGCGGATGTCACCCTCCACGCCATCGGCGTTCAATGCTCCGTTAGCAAGAAGGAAACCAGCGATGCCGTTTGTTACATCCAGTTTCGAGAGCATATGTAAAATCCACGCATAGTTAGCATTGGAAACGGGTGGAGTTGTGTAGCCGTCCCAGCGCGGATCGCCGTTCAGCTTGTCCTGTGTCACGCCCTGGGCATTCAATTTCAAATTAAACGGAGGATTCGCCATAATAAAATCAACTTTTTTGTCCTTATGCAAATCCTCGGCAAAGGTAGATTCATTGCGTTCGCCAAGATTATGGGCAATGCCGCGAATGGCGAGGTTCATTTTGGCAAGCCGCCAAGTGTCGGGAATACGCTCCTGCCCGACTATGGATATTTTTGAGCGGTTACCGTTATGCCGCTCCACAAATTTAATGGAAGAAACAAACATCCCAGCAGAACCGCAGCAGGGATCGTACACAACACCTTCATATGGCTCGATGAGTTCGGCAATGAGTTGAACGATGCTCGAAGGAGTATAGTATTCGCCTTTTTCGTTGCTCGTGCCGGAGTCAATGGCAAAGACCTGCAGGAAATATTCATACACCCGTCCGATTAAATCGCGGTCATGAAAACGCTTCTCATCGATTTTGTTGACCTCGTCGATAAGCATTTTTACTTGTTCGGGACGTGTGCCGAGGGTGGCGTAGAAGTTTTGCGGCAGAGTGCCTTTCAAAGGCGGATTGCCGTCCTCTATATCTTTCATCGCTTTGTCGATGATAACAGCAATGTCGTCTGCGCTTGCGTTCGTTACGATGTGATTCCAACGAGAAGTCTCGTTCAAGTAAAACACATTTTCGGATAGATAAAAGGACTTCTTCTCCAAAAAAGCCGGAACATCGCCGTATTGTTCGGTTATTTCCTTACGGCGCTTATCGAACTTATCACCCGCAAATTTTAAGAACACCAAGCCCATAACGGCATCGCGGTTCTTGTCATTGCCGCCAACCGTCCCGCGTAGGGCGTTGCGGCAATTCCACATTATAGATTCGAGCGATTGCTCGGTCGTTGCTGCTTTCTTAGCCATATTGTTTAACTCCTTAGACTCTTGTATTTTATTCAGAAATCCTTCCTTCGCGTACCCATTCATCGACCTCGGAAAGTTTAAATTTGTACTGCTTTCCGGCACGGCTGAAAGGAATAGTACCTTTGCGTATCCATGCACGGATTGTATCGGGGCTCACGCTCAAATGCGTTGCTACATCTTCAAGGTTTACCCATTTTTCAGGAACTGTATTGTCGACTTCGTTGCTCATTGGAATCCTCCATTCATACTTGCTTAGGAAATAGTGTTCATGGTTAGTATCCATAACTGTTATAGATAAATGCCCACACTCATCAAGGCTCTCCTCAAATCCATCTGTTTAATTAACCATGCTGTTTCGTCTAAAACATCACGTCCGTCATTGGTGTTGATCCCAAGCCTGACCGCATTTTCATTTAGCTGGCTTTGCAATAAAGGCTGGACTGATAGTTTTTGAAAAAACACTTTATAGCACTTTCCTTGCTCATGAAAGTTCGTGACAAGACCGTAAAAAAACTGTTGGCTTGCGTTTGCACATCGTCTGTAGCCCTTATTTGTATCCATAAACAAAGAAGGGAATGTCAATATATCAGCTTTTGCCGCATCGCTTAACTTTATGAAATGCTGCGCCCGCTCTCTCGGTACAAGAAACGAGCCGGTTTGCCCCGCAAAAGCCTCATCCTTAATAATAAATAGATTGCAGTAATCTGTGCTCAGTTGAATTTGTTGCTGACCGTTTACTCCATTTACAAATATGGCGGTGCTATTAACTGCGCTGACACTGCCAAAGAACTGGTTGCCGTTCGGAGCGTTGTAGGCGGTCTGCGCCACAACAGTTTGCTCGTTAGGGTTTTGCAATTTTGATAATGTATTATTCATAGCATCCCCCTAACTGTCAAATACATTTTCAACATTTCCGAAAAACTGGTTTTTAGCGTTGAAAACATTCCCATTGACTATCACTTGTTGTGTTGTTGACGTTGATTTCTCTGCGGTTTCTTCAAATACATGAGGCTCACCCTCTGCTTTAGCTTCGGTTTCATCAATGAAATCATAACCATCCGTTGCCGTATCGGAGGATTCATCCGAAAACGGAATAATCGTTATTGTCCGTTTTATTTCATTTCCGATATCACTATCAAAAACCCACTCGCTGTTTGTGTCGCCTTTTTTTGTGTGCCAACTGTTAAAGGTGGCTTGTCCCACGGTATTATCCTTGACATTCATTACGACATAATGCCATACCCCGAGAGCAAAAGATGCCAGCGACACATTGTCAATATTCAACACTTCACTTTTAGACATTTGTTTTCCTTCGATTATGAAGTCTTTATCAATATTTGTGTCTTTTTCGATAACTTCGAGAAACGCCTTAAAAAGCCACTCAACTTTATCATCACTGACAAACCGTTGTATCAGCTCCGACATGGCTGACACTACATTGTGGTATTCGCTTTTTATACGCAAATTAAAAGCATCAGCGTCTGACGACTCAAAAACGGCAGCAAAATATGTACCTCCGTTATCTTCGCACTTTCTGTATCCTCCAACATTCTTTTTTAAAGTAGAAGTTTTTGCAGGCGGATTAAATGATGGCTTAATTATTCTAACAAGTTCGATAAGTAGTTCCGGCTGTGACAATCCGTCGGTTTTCCCGTTAGCATTATCTCGCTTCGCGGTTCGCTGTCCTCGTGCGGCTAACAGCAATATAAAAACTGTACCTCCGCATAATCGCGGAAAATCAATTATTGACATCCTTTCGCCTCCATAGAAACTTGGTAACTCTATCTACTCTATAAACTCTATCGACTTTTGACGGTCAACTTTACGCACTTTTGGATTGTTCTTGTGAGATTCGCAGGGACAAGCTGTCATGTCGCTCCTGTGAGAAATCGCAGGGGCTTTTTGTTTCTCTTGTGGTTGTGGATATAGCGAAATTGGCGGACGAAGCAACTCCCACCAAACCACACTAAATCATTATATCACACGACAACTCGAATAACAATGATGCAAGTTTGATTCTGTTCAAAACTTCCATATTTCCTCCCTGCGATTGCTCACGCAATTCAAATCACAGGAGGAAATCTGATGAAAAACCAAGCCAATCAAAGCCAAAACAAGTCTTTCAAACCCACCCCCATTCCACACCACACGAAATCCGGTGAACCGATGGCCTACTACATCCTATCGGAGGATGGAGCACAGGAATTCAAAGTAACACGGGCGGAGTGTCTTGCTCGTTCCGAAGAACCCGAAAAACCATTCTCGCAACGCTGGTATGTCGATGAGGAATCCGGTCTTGTTGTCCGTCTGCCCCGTAACCAGATGGGTGAGGACCTTGCACGGGACAACATGCGTTCTATATGGCGGGAGCAAAAATATCAAGAGCGGAAATTCCAATGCGTATGGAAAGGCACAAACAAATGTGATCAGAAATGTGAGACGTGTAAGTCACGCACGAGCCGAACTGTTGAACTTGATAAGCCATTGGGTAACGATTCTGATGGCTCGGATACATTTTATGAACCTGCCGATCCCACTGATATCACAGAATTTTTAGAACAAAAGGCTGTATTAGACACTCTCTATGCCGCACTTGCTACCCTCACTCAAAAAGACCGTGACCTTATAACAGACCGGATTATCTTTGAAAAAACCGTGCGTGAATTAGCGCCCAAGTATGATTTTAAATCATCACGCAGCATTACCATTCATGTACGCCGTATCCTTGACATCCTGCGAAATGACGAAGCCCTGAAGCAGTTTTTCGAGTAACCACTCTCCGTGGTACGCAATCGCCCCTCTTCTGTCTGTAGACGGTAGAGGGGCGGTAAAGCTTCTCGAAAACGGAGGTAAGAAAATGCAAACAGAAGCAAAGGAAAGGAACGCGGAAATGCGTGATGCCGAGCTGGACGAAGAACTCGCAGGCATCCTCACGGCAATAAGCGTCGTGTCCAAACGTCTCGCCAAGAAGCTGCTCGCACTTCAAAGGCCGGATAAGTCCACCGAGGAAGGAGGTGTACCCGATGGGCAAGATGAGTGAACTCGACCTCTGCGTTTGCGAACTGCGGAATGCCGCACAGTCCCTGAACTCAGTAGCTGATAGCTTGACTGCACTTTTCAGCGGCAGCCAGCCCGAATCATCGGTACAGCCAGAATCAAAGGCACCTTCAAAACCTCTAACGCTGGAAGAGGTCAGAGCAGTACTTGCGGAAAAATCTCGTAACGGTCACACCGCTAAAATTCGGGAGCTGCTCGAAAAGTATGGTGCTGCGAAGCTTTCAGAGATCGACCCCCAAAAGTACGCTGCCCTGCTCGCAGAAGCGGAGGTGCTGGGCAATGGGTAAACATGCACTTCTCTCTGCTTCTTCAAGTCACCGATGGCTGAACTGCCCTCCCTCGGCTCGGCTCAGTGAGAAGTACGAAGATAAAGGCAGCAGTTATGCTCAGGAAGGCACGGACGCACATACTCTTTGCGAGTACAAGTTAAAAACGGCACTCGGCATCCGCACCAAAGATCCAACCACCAGCCTGACCTACTACTCCGAAGAGATGGAGGAATGCGCCAACGGATACGCCGCCTACATCATGGAACTGGTGGAAACGGCAAAGCAGACCTGCTCCGACCCTGTCGTTCTCATCGAACAGCGACTGGACTTTTCCAAGTATGTCGAGGGTGGCTTTGGCACCGGCGACTGCGTGGTTATCACCGACGGAACGCTCCATATATGCGATTACAAACATGGGCAGGGCGTTTTAGTTGAATCGGAGGACAACCCGCAGATGAAATTATACGCCTTGGGCGCTCTGGAGTTGTTCGACGGCATCTATGACATCGATACGGTCAGCATGACTGTCTACCAGCCAAGGCGTGGGAACATCAGCACCCACACAGTTTTGAAGGAATCCCTCTACCAGTGGGCGGAGGAAGTCTTAAAGCCCATCGCCGAACTCGCCTACGACGGTGAGGGTGAATTTCGATGCGGCGACTGGTGTCAATTCTGCAAGGCGAAGCACGACTGCCGCAAACGGGCGGAGCAAAATCTTGAACTCGCAAAATACGAATTTAAGCTACCACCCCTTCTGGAGGACGATGAAATCGAATCCATCCTCAGCAGGATAGACGGTCTCATTTCGTGGGCTTCGGACATCAAGGATTACGTTCTGCAGACCGCACTCAGCGGAAAGCACTGGCATGGTTGGAAGCTGGTCGAAGGCCGCTCCAACCGCAGGTACACAAACGATGAAGCGGTCGCTGACACCGTCATCGCAGCCGGGTACGACCCATACGAACACAAGGTGATGGGCATCACGGCAATGGAAAAGGCTCTCGGCAAGCCAAGGTTCTCCGAACTGCTTGGCGGTCTGGTCGAGAAGCCCCAAGGCAAACCAACGCTTGTGCCGGAAAGCGATAAACGTCCGGCAATCCATACAGCAAAACACGATTTTAATGATTATGAGGAGGAAAATTCCAATGGCTAACACGACAAACAATGTAAACGCACAGGCTCAAAATCCTATGAAGGTCATCACAGGACCCGATACCCGCTGGTCTTACGCTAATGTGTGGGAAGCGAAATCCATCAACGGCGGCACGCCGAAGTTCTCGGTATCACTCATTATCCCCAAGTCCGATACCAAGACCATCGCCAAAATCAAGACAGCGATTGAAGCGGCTTACCGCGAAGGTGAGGCGAAACTAAAAGGCAACGGAAAAACCGTACTGCCCCTTGCCGCCCTCAAGACCCCGCTTCGTGATGGCGACACTGAACGTCCCGACGACCCCGCCTACGAAAACGCCTATTTTATCAACGCCAACAGTGCGACCGCACCAGGCGTGGTTGATGCAGACCGTCAGGAAATTATAAACCGCTCGGAAGTTTACAGCGGCGTATATGGCAGAGCGAGCATTAATTTCTACGCTTTCAACAGTAACGGCAATAAAGGCATTGCCTGTGGCCTGAACAACCTGCAGAAAATTCGCGATGGCGAACCACTCGGCGGTAAATCCCGTGCAGAGGATGATTTTGCCACCTACGACGACGAGGATTTCCTCGGCTAACTACATTCGCGAGACTACGGAGGGCGGCAGGGCAACTTGCCGCCTTTTTCGATTATGGAGGTCTTATGAGAACATTATCCATAGATATTGAAACCTATAGCGGCTACGACCTTTCCAAATGCGGCGTGTACAAGTACGCCGAGTCGCCCGACTTCGAGATTCTCCTGTTCGGCTATTCCATAGACGGCAGCGAGGTTCAGGTCATCGATCTTGCGGCGGGCGAACATCTACCAACAGAAATCCTCAACGTGCTAACAGACGATAATGTTCAAAAATGGGCGTTCAACGCCAATTTTGAGAGGGTCTGTCTCTCTCGATACATTTCGGATATGGACATCAGTCTTGACCCCTTCGCCGACAACCACCACTCTGCTGAAATCCTCGGAAAGGCAAAATACCTGAACCCCGCATCGTGGCGGTGTGCGATGGTCTGGTCAGCATACATGGGGTTGCCCCTCTCCCTCGAAGGCGCGGGAGCGGTCTTGGGACTTGAGAAGCAGAAACTGACCGAGGGCAAGGATCTCATCAGATACTTCTGCTCACCCTGTAAACCCACCGCCACAAACGGTCAGCGGATTTGTAACCGCCCCGAACATGCCCCCGACAAATGGGAAGCGTTCAAAGCATACAATCGCCGTGACGTTGAGACGGAACTCTCTATCCAAGAGCGGCTTGCCAAGTTTCCCGTGCCTGATACTGTATGGGAAGAATACGCCCATGACCAAGAGATTAACGATCGTGGCGTAGCTTTGGACATGGCGCTCGTCCGCAATGCCATCAAAGCGGATGCCCGCTCCCGTACCAAGTTGACCCGCTTGATGAAGGAACTCACCGATCTGGATAATCCAAATTCACTACAACAAATGAAACAGTGGCTCGCCGATAACGGTATGGAAACTGATTCTCTCGGGAAAAAAGTGGTAACGGAGCTGCTTAAGGATGCACCTGAGCCACTTGGAAAAGTTCTATCGCTCCGACAGCAATTAGCGAAATCCTCAATCAAGAAATATCAGACGATGGGAAACGCTGTCTGCGCTGACGGTCGCGCCCGTGGAATGTTTCAATTTTACGGCGCTAACAGAACCGGTAGATGGGCCGGGCGGCTCATTCAAATGCAAAATCTGCCACAAAACCATCTGGCCGACCTTGAAGAGGCACGATGGCTTGTTCATGATGGGGACTTTGCTGCTTTGGAACTGCTCTATGACAACATTCCTGATGTTCTTTCCCAGTTGATTCGCACAGCCTTCGTGCCGAAGGATGGCTACAAGCTAATTGTCGCTGACTTTTCGGCGATTGAAGCCCGCGTCATCGCTTGGCTTGCCGGAGAGCGGTGGCGAAACGATGTGTTTGCCACCCACGGCAAGATTTACGAAGCTTCGGCAAGTCAGATGTTCCATGTTCCGATTGAGGAAGTCACCAAAGGTAGCCCGCTCAGGCAAAAAGGAAAGATTGCCGAACTTGCCCTCGGCTACGGCGGCTCGGTCGGTGCACTCAAAGCGATGGGCGCCTTGGAGATGGGTTTATCGGAAGAAGAACTCCGTCCACTCGTTTCAGCATGGCGGTCGGCGAACCCGAATATCGTGAGGTTTTGGTGGGATGTTGATCGCGCGGCTATGAAAGCAGTCAGGGACAGGACGATGACCGAAACTCACGGCATTCACTTCGGCTATCAAAGCGGGATGCTGTTTATCACGCTTCCCTCCGGCAGGAGGCTTTCCTATGTCAAGCCACGTATCGGAACAAACCAATTCGGCTCAGACTGTGTGACCTACGAGGGCGTCGGTGGCACAAAGAAATGGGAGCGTATTGAAAGCTACGGTCCCAAGTTTGTAGAAAATATTGTGCAGGCGATCAGCCGGGATATTTTATCCTACGCCATGCAGACGCTCCGTCATTGCTCCATCGTGATGCACATCCACGACGAAGTCGTCATTGAAGCCGGTCAAGAGATGTCTGCCGAAATTTTATGTCAGCAAATGAGCCGTACACCGCCTTGGGCTGAGGGACTTTTACTCATTGCCGATGGGTTCGATTGCTCATTTTATAAAAAAGATTAAATGCCAGTACGCAAAACAACCCCTCCTGTCTGTAGGCAGTAGAGGGGTTATTGCCTCTCGAAAATAACTTTTCAGGAGGTTCAATATGAACGGATTACAAGTGTTCTCCTATAAGGGGAATGAAGTCAGGACTGTCCAAAAGGGTAGAGAAATTCTCTGGGTACTTAAGGATGTGTGCGGCATTCTCGGGATTGAGAAATATCGCGACGCAGCAGCACGATTAGACGACGATGAAAGGGAGCCGGTATTAGTGGACACCCTTGGTGGCCGACAGGAAATGATCGCAGTTACAGAAAGCGGGCTTTACAGCATTATTCTGTTATCCCGTAAGCCCGAAGCCAAAAAGTTCAAACGCTGGGTCACCCATGAGGTACTTCCCACCATCCGCAAGCACGGCGCGTATGTCACTCCCGCGAAATTAGAAGAGTTGATGAACGATCCCGACTCTTGGATTAAAGTGCTGACTGCCCTTAAGGAGGAGCGCGCTGCCAAGGAACGGCTGCAACTGGAAGCCACTGAGAATAAACCAAAGGTTATCTTCGCCGATGCGGTGTCTGTCTCGGAGGGCACCATCCTTATTGGTGAACTGGCGAAAATCCTCAAAGGCAACGGTATCGAAATTGGCCAGAACCGTCTGTTTGAAAAACTTCGTCGGGACGGCTACCTCATCAAGCGCAAAGGAACAGATTATAACGCGCCAACCCAAAGGGCGATGGAGCTGGGGCTTTTTCGGGTCAAGGAAACCGCAATCACTCATTCAGACGGTCATGTCACCATCAGTAAAACAACCAAGGTCACAGGCAAGGGACAGCAGTATTTTATCAATCTCTTCCTTGGGAAAGGGGTAAACGACAATGAATAATGAGAAAAGGCAAACCATCAAGACGGCTCTGAAGAAGGTTGGCAAAGCGGTCTGGTCATCGCTCCCATGGGTATTGATGTGGATCGGGCTGACATGCTTCTTTTCACTCCTGTTTATCAGCGCGGACAAAAGTGCAGAACGGTCAAAACAGCTTGCTGCGCTTGAAGCTGAGAATGCTATGTACGAATCGGTAAACGCCCGCCTTGATGAAGAAATCGACTGGCTGCGTTCGCTCGTAGAGCAGCATTACCAAGTGGAGGTGCCAGATGGACAAGTACAATAGCGAGGGTTATCGCGATCCGACCGCCTATGAAGCATTGACTGCGGTTGCCAAGTCAGAAGTTCCGGTGAAAACTTATCGTCCGCTTGTTTACCTCGCTTCACCTTTCGCAGGAGACACGGAAAGAAACATAGAACGGGCAAGAGGCTATTGCCGCTTTGCTGTTTCCAAGGGGTGCATCCCGATTGCGCCCCACCTCCACTACCCGCAGTTCATGGATGATGATGACAGAGAGCAGCGCGAATTGGGGATGTTCTTTGCCCTGGTTCTGCTTGGTAAATGCGATGAGCTATGGGTTTTCGGCCAACCTTCCGAGGGTATGTCCCGCGAAATCGCTAAGGCAAAAAAACGCGGTATAGCTATCAAATACTACAACCACAAATGTGAGGTGCTGGAATATGGAACTTAAAATCGCATATGGCGACAGCCGTCTTTCAAAACGGTGGATCAATAAAAAGACCACATTTGATGGATTGTGCGAGCGGTTCAAAGTCACTCGCCGCACAACTGAAACTGTCGCAGAATACAAGAGATTCACCAAAGACCGTCGCGATGCCGCAAAAGATGTAGGTGGCTATGTTCTCGGGCATCTAAAGGGCGGCAGACGTAAAAAGGATACGGTAGAAAGTCGCTCGGGGATAACACTTGATGCCGATCACGCCGGTAGTAATTTTATTGACACGGTGGAGATGCTGTTTCCTCACAAGTGCGTGATCTATTCTACCCACAGCCATACACCCGAAGAACCCCGGCTTCGCATGGTTATTCCGCTTGCCCGCGAGATTTCGCCGGACGAATACGCTGCTGTTTCCCGACTGGTAGCGGAAGTCATCGGTATGGACTTTTTTGACGACAGCACCTATGAACCGGAGCGTTTGATGTACTGGCCGTCCACACCTTCCGACGGTAAATACATTTTTAAAGAAATCGATGGCGATGTCCTCGATCCAGACGCATACCTCTCCAAGCTCTCCGATTGGCACGACTGCTCACTCTGGCCTACATCAAGCCGCCAGTCCGAAGTAATACAGCGCAACATCCGCCAGCAGCAAGATCCGCTCGAAAAAGAAGGCGTAGTCGGCGCTTTCTGTCGTGCTTATTCGATTGAAGCTGTGATTGCAACATTTCTATCTGATGTATACGAGGCG